TACTGTAGCAGGGAATCCAAATATGCAAAAAGAAAACTGGTTTAATAAAGTAATTGAGAAAAAATACTTTAAGGATCAGCTTGAAAGGGATGGGTTTTCTAAAGACAATATTTATTGGGGAATAAGGGGATCAAAAGAATATATAATAAATGATTCTGGTGTTAATATGTATGACTTTGCAATACCAAGTATAGGTGTTATCATAGAATATAATGGTATTGCATGGCATCCAATGGCAGAAACGGATATAGTAGGCTACAGAACAATAGTCCAAAAGTTTCAAAAAAATACTATAAAAGATGCATATCACAAAGATAGAATAAAATTACAAAAAGCTAGGGATCGTGGATTTTATGTTTTCCCTATATGGAATATAGAAACAAAGAAAGAAGTAAAAGTTATAGATTTTATAAACAAGGCGATTAAAAATGCAATACACTGATGAAAAACTTTATAATTTATGTTTGATAGCTGCACAAAATGCTATTGATTCTGGAATGATCATGGGTGATGTTTCCATTGGTGATGCAGCCCATTACTTTTATACAGAAGAAAAGACTAAGTTAGAACGTGAAAATTATGTAGAAACACACTATCTAGATTATGATGATGAAGTGGTTAGTATAGAAAAGGTTGGCGAAGAATCTCTCATGGATATTTCCGTATCTGGTGATAACCTTTTTTATGCCAATGGAATTCTTACCAAAAATAGTTTTGGTCTACCAGCTACAGCCGATTGGTTGGGTGCGATTGTAACAAATGAAAATCTTATGGAAATGAATCAGCAGCTAATCATCCAGCTTAAGACTCGGTACGGGGCTAAAAAGAAAGGTAATAAGTCTCAATTAGTAGAGGTCGAGTTTGAAAAGATGCGATACAAGGACGTGACACAAAATTTGGTTGGCGGTAGTGACACCAAACCAGTTGAAGAAAAGAAGAAACCAAAACCAGAAAAGAGTAAGTTGACTGACTGGGAAATAGAATAAATATGTTGCATATACATTAAAAATTAAGGTACAATTAGTCATGAAGTCATTCGATCAATTTCAGCAGGAACAGACACTAGATGAAGCGGAACTAAGAGCCGCCATCATGGATAAAGCAAAACAGATATCAGCTAATGTCGTTAATAAGGCAAAAAAGTTGCTGGCTGGTCTTGACTTCGAACGTAAAGAGACTATGGTTATGCTTGAGACATTCTTCAAAGCTCTGGTTGAAATGTTTAAGGACAAGAAAACGGTCACTGACGAGGATGTCAAACGAGCTTTGAAGCAATTAGGGGATGTGGGTAAATTTACACTAATCGCCCCATTGTTCCTTATGCCCGGTGGTGGAACCACAACAGCAGTATTGTACATGGCTGGCAAGAAACTTTTTAATATTAGTATTTTGCCACAGGGACTTGAACAAGTTTTTGAAACCATGTATGATATGAAAGAATCACTAGCCCAAATGACACAACTAAATGAGAACGTTATGAAAGATTTTGGTGAATGGGTTGACAACAAGACAGAAAAGAGTAAAATTGACGAATCACTTGCGCGTGTGTATCAACACTTTAACAGTGATCGGCCTATTGGGTTGATGTCAGCTTTCCGTGGCGAATACCCACTGGAAGAAAACACCAAGCGAAATTATAAACTGGCAAAATTGGTTCGTAGTGCTGGATACGGCTTTGTATGGGTTGACGGTACGTTTATTGAAAACAAAGGAAAGTCAAACGAGGAACATGTTTCTGAGGTTAGTTTGATGATCGTTGGAAAAAACGGTCAGGAAGGTCTGAAAGAAGATTTGGTGAGGTGGGCTAGACAGTTCGATCAAGATGCTGTAGTATTCAAACCAGAATCCGAACAAAAGATTGCATACCTTATTGGGCAACGTGGAGAAATTCTCGACACAATGCGAAACCAAAAGTTTGACCGAATCGCAACAGTATATACACGCCTACGCAGAGGAAATCATGCAGGTCGAACATTTGTTCTTGAAGGTGTTCGTGATCAGAAAGGATTTGCAAGTGCAATGATTGAAAATTCAAAAACTAAACAAGGCGAAATTTAATGAGTTATGAACAAATTGAAATTAACAACCCTAGCTCAGAAGATCATTAATGAAAGTGCTTCGACTTGAAAATGAATTACAAAACCAATAAAGGAAATACTATATGTCTGTAAGTAAGCAAATTGAAATTATCATCCCTAGCTCAGAAGAGCATCGCAAAGATATTCTTAACCAGATTAAACAGATGTCTGATGCTCTGACTCGAATGGATTCAGAAAAGGAATTCATCAAAGACACCGTTAAGTTTGTCAAAGAGACTTATGATATCGATCCTAAATGGATTAACAAAACGCTAAAAGACTTTCACAAAAACAAATTTGACGAAACCGTTAAAGAATTTGAAGAGTACGAAGCGTTTTATGAAACCATTGTCAACATGAAAAATAATTCTGGTACATTACCGGAAGAAGATTATACAGATAGTCAAGACTAATTTATACTCTTCTGGGGTCACAAAACCCCAGAAGAACAAGAGAAAAATCATGAAAGTAAAAACAGTAACATACATGACAGAAGATGAAGCCATGCAACTCATCAAGGAACACTTTGGGGTTGATATAAAGTCCATTGTTGCTCAAGAGTGTTTGAGTAATCAAGAATGGGTAGTTAATGTAGAATATCCTCTTGACACAGAAGGTGAATATCTAAAAGAGGTTTTAGAAGAAAATTCTTTCGAGTTTGAAACCTCACTATTTATTAATCACCTAAAAATTAGGGGTGTTATTACTACAGATATGGTTGTTGTTGATTGCACTTGGTAAAGATATAAACCTAAAAAGGTAAAAATACATCATGAATAATTTTGAAATTTTGTGGAATCCTTATTGTTATTATTCAAGTGAACCATCACATTTAGCTAGATTTATGAAATATGGTAATAGATATTTATGTGGATGGAACACAGAATACAATTTACCAATTATGAAACACAGCGTAAGTGTTATAAAAATGGCAGAAGAAAAAGATTATATGTTGCCGATGTGGGCTGAAATTCCTGTTGAATGGCAAAATTTGTTAGTGGCAGGTAAATTATTTTTCGAAAGTGATTGACACACACCTATCAGTATGAGATAATCACTGTGTTGTTCGGGGATACCCCCAAAATTGAAACCTAAAAAGGTAACTATATCATGAAAATTTATTTCTCTGCTCGCTCTGATGCACGTAAATTCAAAGCCGCTGCTAAAAGCAATGTCGTTGTTGTTGATAGCAAAATCAACCCAAGTCGTAAAGGGTCGCGTTGGGCTGTTGAAGTTGCCCGACCCCGCTAATAAATAATGAGTAGTTAAATAAAAGGGCTTAACTGCCCTTTTCTTATGAATAAGGTAGTAGTATGGCTAAGTATCTCAACAAGACAGGCTTCTGGGTTTCTCCCAAAGGTAAAATTATATCCACTGGGCCAAATAGTCATATCGATTTGGTTATCAGTAACCCTATCCTATTCGGTATCAAAAAAGAGTACATCAACACAGAGCATGAGAAATATGGGGAGCGAGTCGGTCAAGAGGGTGATGCCCGTGATAACATCCTAACCAAAGTGTTAGAAGATGGCTGGATTCGCATCAGAGCGCGTAGGAACTTCATTTCTGTACAAGTGTGGGACTTCTCAGGCAACACAGTTAAAAACCTTGAGGCGTTCGCTAAGGAAGGATATGAGAAGGGTTTTAAAGATGGGTTCATCCAACCAAACGAAACATTTAAGGTATCTTCCCTTAAGCGTGGTAAGGCAAGAGAACTTGATATTGACCAACTAATAAGCGGTGGATTGGTTGAGTGTCAAGAAATTCAATACTATGCTGGGTATCTGATTGAAGAAACCCCCATACCTACATTCAAGGATTATATAAATAGTAAGACAAATAAATAATAAAGAGGTTTTGTGATGATTAAATTTAAAGATTTTATGAAGGATTCGACTCTAACTGAAAAATTAATAATTTTTGGAGGAAAAGCATACCCAAACTTTGGCCAAGTTGTTATTCTTGCTGGTGGCGCAGGTTGTTATCCGGCTGGAACGGAGTATTTTGATGGCTCTGGCTGGAAATCCATAGACCTATATGATGGTGGTAATGTTCTGCAATATGATCCATCAACAAATCAATCAACATTGGTTCAACCAAATCAATTTGTAAAACTTCCTGTTGATCAGTTTTATCGTATCAAAAATCGTAGAATTGACTTTACAACTTCTGAATCACACAAGCATCTTTTGATCAATGAGAAAACAGGTAAAAAAGAAACTTCATACACTACACTCGATCTGTACAACAAACATAATAAATTAGCCAGAGGTAATAAGGCAAGCTTGGTTACATCATTTGAATATAATGGGGTTGGGATTGATCTTACTGATGAACAGATTAGACTTAAAGTTGCTGTTTATGCTGATGGTCATATGCTAGGAACAAAAGAGCCTAAAGTTCGAGTAAGTCTAAAAAAGGAACGTAAGGTAGAAGCTTTAAAAAAGTTGCTTATTATTAACGAAATCGAATACAGAGAATATGAAGAAAACGGGTTCACTAGATTTGAATTCAAGTATGACTCAAAAGACAAAGAGTTTGAGTCCTATTGGTATAACTGTAGTAATGAGCAATTAAAAGTTGTGTGTGACGAAGTTTTGAAATGGGATGGATGTATTTTTGAAAGAGAAGGCAGAAAAGTTAATAAGTCTTTTTCATCTACTTCTAAAAAGACCACAGATTTTGTTCAATTTGCGCTTTCTGCAACAGGTCATGATGTTTCTGTTTATGTTGATACTCGTAAGGATAAACCAGATTGCTACGATCTGAGAATTTCTCATTCTGGCGCTGTTGGTATTTCTAAGAATGATAGAAGCAAAACAACCACTGAAATTGAAAAAATTGATAGTGTTGACGGATTAATGTATTGTTTCTCTGTACCTACTGGATTTTTTGTCGTAAGACAGAATGGTAAAGTTTTTGTAAGTGGAAATTCTGGAAAGGGATTTGTGCTTGAAAAGCTATTGGGTATTGAAGGCAACGTTATGGATGTTGATGCACTCAAAAAGTTGGCAATAGGATCAGAAAAATTTGCGAAACGAGTTAAGGATGAAACTGGTCAAGACATCAAAAAATTTGATCTAAAACAACCAGAAAATGTATCCAAAATACATGAAATACTGGCTGATGTGTATGGAATAACTAAAGCTAATGAACGCCGTATTTTTGCTGCCGCACTTGCTGCTGATCCAGAACGCAAACCAAACTTGATATTTGACGTTACCATGCGTGACATAGCCAAACTGGAAAGTATTACTCGTAACGTAGGCGACTTGGGATATGATAAGTCAAATATCCACCTTGTATGGGTTATCAATGACATCAACATTGCATTGGAACAGAACAAAACCCGTAGTCGAGTTGTACCAGAAGAAATTCTGATAACCACCCACGAAGGTGCAAGCTTGACAATGCGTAAAATTGTTGACTCAGATATGAAAGTGTCTAAGTACATGGATGGGGATATTTGGTTTTCCTTTAATAAGGCTGATGTAGATACCAAACTTTCAAAATCTGAGTTGGGGGGTGAATGGGTTTCGGAAGCTAATTATATCCAAATTAAGAAAAAGGGTCAGAAGCCTATGAAGCTGGAAGATATAGGCGAACGTCTGTTGTTGAAAATTAAGTATTACACACCAGATATTAAGACTTGGCAGTAAAAACCTCTATACAACAATCCCTTACGGTGTTATCATATGGTTCTGGTAAGGGATTACCAAACAATAATTTAGAATATAAAGAGGTTTATCTTGAAAATTTATTTTGATATGGATGGAGTGTTGGCCGACTGGGTGGCTGGATTTAAGAACACATTTCCTATCCCCTACGATGAGTTCAATGCGCTTCCAAAAGAAAAGTATGATGAATACAAAGACCTGATTGTAAATACACCTAACTTTTTCTTTAACCTACCACCGTTTCGTCGCACCGTTAATATTCTAAAGCAGTTAGTTGCTGATGGGTATGATGTTGAGATTTTGACCAGTGCAGGTAAACTCAACACTCCAAAGGTTGTTAAGCAAAAGAAAGATTGGTTGAAGAAGCAAGGTATCAACGTGCCATTAAACTACACCACTAACAGTGCAGACAAAGCCAAATTCGCTGGCCCAGATGCGCTTTTGATTGATGACAGAGAAAAAAGCACCAAGCCGTTTCTTGCTGCTGGTGGCAAGGTTATCTTCTACACCGATGGTGTTACCAACCTAAGTAAAGAACTGAAAAAATATCTGTAATATTGATTGACATACACATCCTCGGGTGTGTATAGTTTTTTGAATACCTTAAATCAATGGAAATTTATATCATGAAACCAATGCAGTCCAATAACAAGCTTGTATCCAGTGTCAACAACACCACTTCATTTAAAATGGAAACATCTGCTGAAACCTTTGAGATTTTCAGTAGCCAAATTTATGAACACAAAGCACGGGCTATCATCCGCGAACTATCATGTAATGCAAACGATTCCCATGTAGATGCTGGGAAACGAGAAACCCCTTTCCGTATCCATTTTCCAACCATGTTTGAACCTTGGTTTGAGGTTGAAGACTTTGGTGTGGGCCTTGACGACTATGATATTCGTGGTGAAGAAAAATGCCTGTATGACGCAGAAGGCAACATTGCATCCCGATTTATGGAGGGTGGAATCTATACAACGTACTTTGCATCAACTAAGCGTGACAGCAACGAGTCTATTGGACATCTGGGGCTTGGTTCCAAGTCACCTATGGCATACACAAAGTCTATGACCGTTGTAGCGCGTAAAGACGGTATGGAACGGCATTACGTGTGCTTTGTCGGTGAGGATGGACAACCACAGACTACATTCAATAGCGAAATTAAAACCGATGAGTGCAATGGCGTCAAGGTTCGCTTTTCGGTAGCGTCTGCTGACTTTGATGAGTTTCGTCGCGAAGCTCAATTTGTCCTATCTTTGTTTGCTGTACAACCAGAAACAAATGTTGAAGTTGAGCCGCTTCTTTCCCGTGCGGACTACGATGAATTAAAATCAAGTAATGTGTTGGTGTTGCCAAATAATCACCCGTTCGCTTCGCATGAAACAGCTACTGTTTACGCTAACATGGGTGGTGTGGTGTATCCTGTTCGTAACATTGACTATTATTACTTAGCACAAACTATTGTGGTTAATGAAGATGAGTACAACACTGGTGATGATGCTGATCCTATCTACCATACTTTTGACAAAGAGACTGTAAAGTTTATTAAAAACGTGACCGAGCAAAATAGCCGTGTCATTATTGTTAACTTTCCAATTGGGGACTTGTCTTTCATGCCTTCACGCGAAGGTCTGTCACAGGACTCAAAAACAAAGTACAACCTATACAAGGGATTGACAGAAATTTTCCATGCGAAGGTTGTGGCGCTCAAGGACAATATTGCATCGTGTACGTCTCGATTACATGCTGTGAACACATTTGGTGAATTCTCTTCGCCAACCGAATTGTTTTCTCATAATTATAATTATGATGGTATTTCTATCTCTGTGATTGCTGGTGATTATGCGTTCAGAGGTTTTCTGAAAACCTGTAATAGTGCATTTGACCCAGATACAGATAGTGATCGATATTTCACTATGGGTTTCAAGGATTATACGGGCAAACATTCATGGAACCGTAAAGAAAATAATCCTACTTGTGTGCGGAAGCGGATGATGCATACATTAACGAATTATGATATGTATAAAATTATGCAGAAACAGCAAAAGTTTGATTGTTTCTATGCTGATGATTATAAGGATTACAGGGGATTAACTAATGCTATTAGATTCTATCTGAATCAAAAAGATGTTGAAGGTGAACGGGTATTCTTTTTCTATACACCGGTAAAACCAGAAGCATTTGATTCACTACAAAAAATCATGTACGGAAACGTAAATTTCCGACATATTTCTGAGTTGGTTGAAGAAGTTAAGAAAATTGAGCCAACATTTTTTGACAAAATCCTACGCGGTAAGCAGGCTGGTGGTCGAAAGGTTTCATCCAAGAATGAAACAAAATCAAATGTTATTAACTGGAATCGCAAGCATTCATCATTCGTTATGACCCCTAAACAGGTTGTGGTCGATCTAAGTAAAATGAACCCAAGTAATGTGGCTTGGGTTCAAGGTATACCAGATAAACAACATTATAGGTTTTCGCTTGACGTTAACGGGCGACTTCATCACATAACAGAACGTAGTATGTACGCTATTATGCAAGATTTTGGTATCAAGGTTTTGATTGTTGCTAATGGACGAAATGCCGCCAAAATTACCCGGTCTGGTTTGCCACTGGTTGATAATATTATTGCGGATTGTGTTACAGCGAATGAGAGAGGTATTATTCGTAACCGAGCGTATACGTCTTTACCATCTGTACTTAAAATGGATACAAACAAAGATATGTATAGTTTGCTTCTGCGAGCATACAACTCACAACGTGAAATTGTTGAGCATCTGTTTGAAATAGATGTTGAATACACAAAACCAATGATTGACTATTTATTGTCTGATGTAAAAAAGTTTCAGATGGAAAATATGTATGTATCTGATTGCAAAGACAGTTTATTTGAATTTGTTGACAGCACCAAATATTCCGAAGTGGTCGATTTTAACGATACGTATAGCGAGGAAATTCTTGAACGGGCTAACATCGTATTCGACAGTATCAAGCGTAGGTTTCCACTGCTATTCGGGATTGACTCAGAAGAAAATGCTGTGTTAGAATACGTAAAGATGGTTAATGAAAAAAGCAATATGCAGATGAAAGTCGCATAAATGAGGATTGAAAAATGAGTGTAGGAATCGACTTAACATTAAAGTTTGATATTGTTGAATTGTTTCAAGAAAATGGAAACAAAACAGAAACTGCTAAAGCATTTAATATTAGCCCGCGCACAGTCGGGCGTATCATGCAAGAATATAATTGGGCAATGGCAAACGCCCCATATGATGGTTTATATGGCATATTTAACATGTTGGTTATGCCAGATAATATAATTATCGAGTGTCTTTACGATGAAGAATCATTACATATATTTAATGGTATTTGTATCCCCTTATATGATACAAGGTCATACAAAACTGCATCCGAATTTATTCATGATGTAGATGTGGATACGTTCAAGGTTGTTTTTGATAGGATGGCAGATAACAAAGATGTGGGGGATTCACCTTCTGAAGAATTCAAAGAGTTGCTTGATAAAGAAATTAAAGATTCTATGGATGAATCAATTATCGAACAAGTAACATCAAACGACTGCTTATCTGATGATGATGATTATGATTATGATGATTATGAATGATGATGAATTAGAAAACCCAGACCAAGTTGATGCGGTGAATGACTTCAATTGGAACCTTATTGCCACAGCAAAATCTATCACGGTTACCCGTACCAGTCGAGCTACTGGGGAAACAGAAAGTGTAGAAATTGCCAAGGGTAACGAGCAATTTCGTCTGGCTTGGGGGGTCATTCGCGAAATTGATATGTCTGATGATGATCAGGTTAATATCGGGGCTGATGAAATCTATTCAATGAATGATCCAAAAACCGCGATTGAAAAATTCTGCCAAGGTAAACTAACCGTTGATGTCAAAACTGAGACAATTTACTACGATGGCAATGTGGTGCATAATAGTTTAGGTAATCGTATTATCCATATGGTAACCACACGGGGTATCGAAGGTGGTCAGGCTTTGATTAACTTCCTTGAGAAGCTGATGGAAAATCCAAGTTATCGAGCAGTCAATTCGCTGTATGATTTTCTTGTCCATAATGATATTGAAATCAACAGTGACGGCAATTTCTATGCATGGAAACGAGTTAGTGATGATTACACAGATTGTCATACAGGAACGTTTGATAACAGTGTTGGTGCAGAACCTTCAATGCCGCGCAACATGGTGAACGAAGACCCGAAACAGACTTGTAGTGCTGGGCTTCACGTTGCGGCTGAGCATTATCTAAGTCACTTTCGTGGGGATATTACGATCAAGTGTGAAGTTCATCCGAAGGATGTGGTAAGCTGCCCGATTGATTATTCTTTTGCGAAGTTAAGAACTTGTCGTTATAAAGTAGTTGAAGATGTAACAGGCAAATTTAACTACTAACACCATAGGCTGGAAGAGAGGTTTTATTTCCTACCTCTCTTCCAGCCTTTATCAATATGATTATCAAGATCAACTTTTAATATTTGTTTAACCACCGAATCTTTGTTGACCCACACTCGTTTAAATCTTCCTCTTATCCAACCAGATTCCAAATAATGATCCAAATCATTTGATAAAATAGAAACCTCTTTTATATTATTATTTACCCCTTTTTTAAATGCAACATGGCACTACTTAAATTTATAGACAATAAATAGGAAAATATATTATGACCAAAGACCGCGAAAATAAAAAAATTGCTCTTTCTATTCGTTCTGCTAGAAGTATCATTGGGTTAACTCTTCGTGAATTGGCTGGGGTTTTGGGTGTTGCGGCATCTACAATAGGAAAGTGGGAAAGTAATGACCTGACGCTCAAAGCAACAACTTACATGAAGCTGGTGAGGTATCTAGAGTCACAAGGCGTTTATATCGAGCTACTTGATGAGCCTGCCAGTGATGAGAGTGATGAAATTGTTATTCGTATTAAGAAAAAATGTGTTATCTCTTCTTGACTCTAACCCCTCACTATGAGATAATATCTTTGTAGTGAGGGACTAGCCAATTAGGAGATTTAAAATGAAACGCAAAAACTTTGAAATTATCAAGAACGGTGTTTACCTTGAAACCAAACACGCATGGAATTCTTCTATTCGTGCCATTGAAGCTGATGCCAACAAGGTAGCACATGAAGAAGATACCGTGTATCATTTGACTGACTCAGCGACAATAAGAGAAAGTCGATACAACATAGTCACTGGACATCGTGTATGGGTTTCTGTTGCCGGAACCACTTTGAAATATGAAATCAATTTGTTGGACTAAGGAATTTAATATGATAAACAATGTTGAAGCAAAGTTTTTTGAGCTTTCTGAACTGCTTTATAACAATGACCCCGCTGGTACTTGTTGTGCAGAAAACAAAGTAACAGATGAATACGACAAAGAATCATTTACAATTTTGCAGCTTAATGAGTTTACACAAGAATCAGTTCACTCTGTTTTTTCAGAAATGTTTGACGGGTACTACGACAAAGAAGTCATTGACAAAATCTTCCCAACAATCAAAAGAATTGTTTTGTCGTAACAAATGAATAAATAGTGATAACGACCATCTTATAAGAGTTATCACTAATGAAATCAATAAAAACTATTCTGATAGAATCACAGCAGATGGACAGATTTTCTTCTGCCCGTAATAGCGGGAAAAGAACCAAAGGCGAAGAACAGCAAGTAGCAAAAAACTCTAATATATTTTTTAGATTCCCTTATAAAGATTGGAAATTTGAAAGTACCATTCACGCGGCTGCCCAAGAGTTTGATAGGCGTCCCGATATGTTAGAAGCAGACTGGAAAATATTTCATACCAGAGTGCATACCAAGATCGTAACGATGAAGCCCATCAGTGGTGAATTCATATTCTACTCTTCAAAATACCAACAAGGCTATGTAGCCGCAGTTGACTTCAATACCAAGAATGTTCGTGTTATCACAGTTCTGCCCAAAGGCAAATCCAAACCAAAACCGGGTACAGTAAGATTCTTTGTTGAGGGTATCCAATACGATATCAGCGATCTTGAACTTATTCGCATAGAATAAATCTATATAAATAAATCACACAACAAATGATAGAGGAACTAATATGAGTGTACTACCCATTTGGGCTAAACAACCAAAGCACAAAAAAACTGTTGTAGCAACAAATAAAGGTTGGGAAGTTGAAGAAACTGGTGAACTACTAGCGAGCCATAAAGGACTTGACCAAAAGCTTTCTGAGTTATATCAGGAAATTGCTGCGCTATCAGTGCATGATCCTGTACCAGTTCCTGAACCTGTAGTTGTACCAGTTCCTGAACCTGTAGTTGTAGTTAAAAAGAAACGTGGACCCAAGCCAAAGAATAAAGATGCAGACGCCAATACAGCTAAGTGAAAAAACATTCAAACTCTTTGCCATGAAAGCATATGATAACCCATATTGTATAAGTGAGCAAGAGTTTGAAGATGACTTAAAAAAGATTAGAACTATCAAAAAGATGATTTCAAATGAAGCATCTGATGAGAGTTCTAATATTCGTTTGTTGGTTAATTACTTTATTTCTTTTTACAATGTGTTTGAACATAAGTCTGCGACAAAGATTCTTTTTCATAAATTGCAATCACACCACAAACCATACGCTAATTCAATTTTAGTGTATCTTTCATTACCTATAGGTGATGGTGGCGTCGTTGAAAGTTTTTACAATCAAATAGAAAAACAATATAACGGGGCGTGATGTAATGAAAAGATTCTTAGATTTTGTGAAAGAGAAAAAAGAAGAAGATGACCCTTGCTGGAAAGGATACAGGCAGTTTGGAACTAAAGACAAAGACGGAAAACAGGTTCCAAACTGTGTACCAGAAAACGATGAAAGCGAACAAGAACTTGATGATGTATGACATTGAACACCGATAAGGAAAAACAATAATGCAATCTTTTAAAGAATTCTTATCAGAAGCTGAATATCAGGGAAAGAAAGTTAAGCTAAACGATCCATTCAGACTCAAAAATGATAGCAAAAAATTTGGTGTGTATGTAAGAAATGATAAGGGAAATATTGTACAAGTTAAGTTTGGTGACCCCAACATGGAAATCAAACGCGATGACGATGGAGCTAGAAAGAATTTTCGCGCTAGACATAATTGTGACCAAAAGAAAGATAAGACAACCGCTGGATATTGGTCTTGTAAGATGTGGGAAGGTGGGAAAAGTGTTTCTGATGTACTCGAATCAGACTCCCCTACAACCACCCCATAAGCCGTATATAAATGCGGTTTTGATGGTTTTGTCTCTACCTATCGGGGATAGCGGAGTTAATTAAAATTTTACGATCAAATAGAATTTGAATACACAGAGGTATAAAATAAAAAGATATGAAAACATTCAAAGAGTTTCTATCCGAACAGGGTATTAATGAGCGACTATGGTACGACAAAATAATGGGAGCATTCAGTAAAAATGCGTACACAGATGATTTCAAAGAAGCTGTTAAGGTTCTTCATGACTTAATAGTACGGAAGATAAAACAAAGTGGTGGCAAGCTCAGGCACAGTATAGAGTATTATGCGTCTAAGATTGCTGGTTCATACGTTAATGTTGGTGGCCGTGACCTAGCTGATATGTATCGTGAAACATTTATGGGTGAGGTTGCTGAGTCAGAAGCTCCCACAAACGTTACAAGCGGTGTTGCTGCACCAGACGCCCCACGGTTCAACAAAAGTATGTTCGCTGGTTACCCGTGCGTAGAAGTCGATGCAGAGACATATGTGAAGTGTAGTCGTGGGAAAGGTAAGGAACCGTATGCACGTTGGAAGAATTACGTACCAGATGCTGATATGCAAGAATTTGTTAAGACCAACTTTAACAAAGAAAAGAAGCTATTGATGAAAAATCGCGATACAGGGTCAATGACCTTTATCAAGTAAGAGGTGCAACATATGTCTATAATGACAACATTAAAATCTATCCCCGCTATGTTGAGTAGTGTTAAATTTTGGGTAATATCTACCGTACTGGTAAGCATTATCACTGGGGTNGGTTGGATGGCNTANGACTANAGAAANACTTTACAGGAACTNGCTGTTGCTGAAAANAGTATTGTNGAANTAAAAANNAANATCGTTNANGTTAGCATTAGAATTGAAGATGAAAAGAAGCGTACNAAAACCTTGCGGGAAAATAACTCAATAATTTCTTCTCAATACCTAGCGAAGATCAGAGATTTGCAAAGTATGCAGCGCAATATTAAGTTAGCTAA